ATATAGCAGGTGCACCCCTCTCAGAATCTCACCCCCTACCCCCTCGCTTGAGCCTTCTAGAAGCCCTCGTGAGACCTTCTCTTCGATGGCACGGGTCGCAGAGCACCCGTAGATTCGCAGGGTGATCAGTGCCCCCGAGAGACCTCGGCACGAGGTGATCAACCACGAGAGGAGTCCTTGATCCCTGAGCTCCGCAGAGAGAGCACCACGGCTGACGGGCTCGCATCTCCCTTGAGAGTGCCGTCCACTCAGCCCCATACCCCGGGCGGGCCCGTTGAGGGAGGGCGTGCTCACTGCATCGAGACTTAGGAGAAGGTCGCCCGCAGATAAGGCACGGGATCGCTACCATAGCCGCATGATCGAGATCATCATCCCTCCTGAGAAGCCTGAATCGGAAGTGCGCCGATGGTACCCGATCCTACGCTTCCTCAAGCGTGTCGCAGCTGCAGAGAAGATTGAGGTGCGCACGGTTGCCCTGCACGCTCACGCACCGGGCACCGTATCCTGCTATGACGGCGAGACGGACTTTGACGAGAAGAGGATCGATCTCTGCAGCGGTCAGGATAAGGAGACGGTGCTGCATGAGTTGGCGCACCTTGAGTCAGACGACTACCACGGCAAGCGATGGTGCGTGAGCCTCATGCACCTGCATCAGAAGTATCTTCCGAAGGCACGATGCGAGCACGCTGACCGTGTGCTCGCCATTGAGTACCGAGCAGCCCGTCCACTCTTCAGGGAGAGGTACGGCTCATCAGCCCCACGTGAGCGCAGGGGTATGCGATCAGTCTTTAGACCTCAGAGAAAGAGTTGATGGAGCAGTCGAGGAGTTGCACCTCGAGTTCGTTGTGAGTGCTCATTGACTCTCAACCGTCTACGCTGCCCCGGGAGAATCTTACTCAAGCCCACCGATGATGATCGGCTTCTCACTCAGCCTCAAGGGAGAGATCGGGCGCAACGGGCATGATGCATCAGGGCACTCAAGATCTCGATCACTCTCTGCAGCCTCAGCTCCTACACACTCCCTGCAGAATCGGCGCACTGCCCTGCGATACGTCACTGCCTCGTAGTTGATCTTCCGCTCAGGAGGAGCATCATCAACGGGCCCGCTCCTAAAGGGCTGACCCTTAGCCTCTTCGATCAGTCTCTTGAGCACCTCAAGATCGGATGAGCGGATGCGAATACGCCCTGCATACCGCTCACGCAGCCATGAGGAAGGCAAGCCGAGAGCCTCTTGAGCCCGTGTGACCCCTGAGAGGGATCGGGACCCGTCTCGTGCCTTGAGCACCATCGCCTGAAAAATCTTCCCTTCAGGCGTTGCAAGATTCTGAGAGATAGTCCCCCGGCGTGTATAGGATCTCTTCTTCACTTCTTCTCCTGCAGTGAGCCGAACGTCTCTGATCCCTGCCGTTTTCTGAAGTGAGGGATGCGATTCGCCACGATGCCGATCTTTAGGTGAGGAGCCTCAATCGCAAGACGATCATCCGCCTCTTGATCAAAGTATCCTGCAGCATCAAGAGCCTCCTTCGTCGGGAAGACTTCTGCGTGGCGATCTTGCGTCTTATCGATGAGGTGATCCTCTTTACCACCGAGAGAATAAAGCCATCGGAAGTTATCGGGCGCCGTTGGCACTGCAAGCCGCTTGAATCGGCTGACCTCTTTCGTATAGGCGTAGAAGATCACGTGCGGAATATCTGCAGCGATCTCAATCCAACTCTGAAGATACTCATCAGAGAAGAAGTCTCCCGCGTCGTGAATCCTCACGTAGCCCCCGGGCTTGACCCTTCGCATGATCTCAGCGGTCATTGCGGCCCGCCATCCCTGCAGATCATCGAGCACGAACTTGAGGTTGCGAGCGTGCGCAGCCTTCACCTTCGGAAAGAGATAGGTGCCGTTTCTTGCATAACAAAGTGAGGCGCACGCACCCGCCTGAGGGCACGTGAGGATTGTTCGCCCGTCATCAAGGCGGGCTCCTAGTGCAGGTAGGGTGAAGTTATAGACCCCGACCTCTCGCAGTTCACGATTCTGAGTGAGCAGTCCCATATGACCTCCTTGCGGGGGATCGTACCTGATTCTTAGCCCTACGGGAGAGGAAGCGTGATGATCACTTTCTGAATACCCCGAGGGAGGCTGACTCCGAGAGCCTTGAACGCTGCAGGGCTCAGATCAATGAGCTTCTCGCCCTTTCGCCCTTCTGAGCAGGAGCACCAATCGACCACGATGACCTGAATCGTGATGCCCGTCCTCGGATTCGTGACCGTCACGGGATAGTGCTCGTGATAAGGATTGTCGTCGCCAAGAGCCTCGCGCAACTTCGGGCCCGCTGCCCCATAGAAGATCACGGGATCTCCCCACTTAGACTTTCGGGTGTACCACGCATGATTCTTTGTCGCGTCGTACCACGATGCGACACCGATCACCTGCACGGGCTCAGGGCTGATCTCAACTGATGCAACGGGTTCAGGCTGAGTCTCGCACCGGGCTGCAGGTGCACTTACCGTCCCCGCTCCCTCGTGCATCCCTGCGATCAGGATGATCACGAGAAGGGCGGAGAGATACTTCACCTGATCTCTCTCGGTCGCCTATCAACTGCGATCTGCAGGTCATCAAGTGAGCGGATCAGTTCGATGCTGACCTTGATACCTTCATCAAAACCCTTGAGGTATTGAGCGGATACCTCAGGCATGGAGTCCGCCATGAGTCGTGCCTGAGTAAGTGCGAGCACTAACTCCTCACGATCAGTGAGACGGTTAGTCTTCAGGCGTGACTTCGGCATCAATCCCTCCCCCGTACCATGCGATGAAGTCATCAAAGTCGAGCACGATCAGGGCTCGCCTACGAATACCCGCCCCGGGCTTATCTCCCACGACCACTGCCCGGAGCTGATCGCCTCGTGCAGTGATCGCCCTGAGTGCAGCATCAAGTCGAGAAGGAAAGTATCCGTTTCCGCACTTAGCCTGAATCGCTATCCACGGGGACTCAACGTCAGTCTTCCCCCCATACTGCCCAACTCGCTTCGCATCGGGCCCGAGTTTATGCACGATCTCTCGCTCAAAGGAGTTTCCTGAGTTGCGAGCACGCTTTCCCCGGACTGCCTTCTCTCGGTTCAGCTCATCGATGGCGAGATCCTTCATCTTCCCCACTATGCACCGCTGCACTTTCGGTGCCGCCACTGCATGACTGATCGACGGGGCTTCTCAAGGTTGATCCACTTGATACGCACGGCATCCTTGATTGAGGGGATGGCGAGTCCACACCCTGAGCACGAAGCAGCGTGCCACTTCGTCTCAAGGCGCGGACCGCCTTTAGCCTTATTCGCCTTCACCCCTGCCATGAGTTAGATCCTACCCGATGACCCGATACTCATGAGCCTCAACATATCCTGAGTGCACGGTGAGCCCATCCTCAACGGGCTCAAAAAAGCCCACTCTCACGAGCACGTCAGCGAGTTCCGCATTCTCAGACCACGTCTTCAGAAAGAAGTGACCCTCCTTCAACGGGCCCGCCTCAGGGAAGTTCGCTGAGAGAGTTGCAAAGGGCTCACCCGTATCAGCCTTCTGCGCAAGGACGGCAAGTCCACCGTCTGCATAGTGCCTTCCAATGATCAAGAGTCTCACGTCCAAATCATCAAAGGTTGCACGGAACGCCACCGTGCCGATGGTGAATACCTCCTCAGTCATGATCTCGCCTCCTTCACGCTGATCCCACGGGCGATGCCCGGGGTTTTATTGATCTTCCCATCCTCGATCAAGTCCACGAGAGCCTTCTGCACGCTTGAGTGCCCTACCCCTAGACTCTCGGCAAGCTCACGAACGGTCGGTGCATACCCCTTCGCCTTTACGAAGGAGCGGATCTCTTTGAGCAGTTCAGCCTTCATGCCTTACCTCCTTTCACCTGATTCTCAAGGATCATCCCTGACTCCCACAATCCCTCTCGGAGTGCTAGGAGAATCGCTGCATAGTTGATCAGATCGATCAGGGAGTCCCGTAGCACCTGATCCCCCGGATCAGCATCAAGGATCACCCTCCCTCCCACGACCTGACCGTTCAGGCGGTTCGCAGCTCGGCTCACCTTATTCCGCAACTGCTCAAAGACTCCCCACTCTCCCGCCTGAAGGATATTCTCGGGCCCGTAAGCGGCTTGCCGCTGCACGAGAATCTCAAACGCCTCAAGGTAGAAGGGTCGGAGCCTCTCCTCAAAAGTCATCTCACTGCTCGCTTGCATAGTCTTTCCTTTCTTTATATCTCTCATCTCTCATATCTCATCTCTCATCTCAGTTGTCCCTTCAGTGTCCCGAGGACAAAAAAAGAGACTGAGTAAAACGTCTCAGGGACGATTGATCATGCCGAAACCCTCCCTCACGAGATCCTCAATGGGCTGAAGATCCGCGATCTCAAGGTTGAGCATATCCCTGAAGGATTCTCTCCCCCCGCCCATCTCAGAGCCCTTCGGGACTAAGAAAGCCCTTCTGAGGTATTCCTCCCGGTGCTCCCATCCCACGATCCAAGCCTCCTCGTATCGATAATACGGGCCCGCTGCCTTCGGGTACAAGCTCACAAAGACGTAGCGATCAGGCTTCTGATAGGTGAGGTTCACCGTTGCGATTGAGGCTTCATAGGAGGCTCGCGGTCGCACTGACCGGGGCTTCGTCTTGACCTCAAGTGAGCCGAGTAGGGGATGCTCAAAGTCATGATCGACAATCCCAACGTGCCTGAGATCCTGATCTCCGAGTCGCTTCATCGCCCTCTCAAACGCAGCCTCACCAAACGCACCTGCGACTTCAGCCTCCTTCCCAAGATACGCAGTATCTGCACCTCCCCCGGGGTAGAGCAGTTCGCGGGCTCGTTGCCTGATCTCTGAATCAATCGGGATCAGATACCCGATACCCTCAGTGCCGCTCACTTCTGCACCCCTCTCACAATCTCAGCGATTGAGGTCGGCTTCCCGGGCTCCCTGATCGCAAGATACTTCGGGCCCGCCTCAGCCTTCTTGACCTTCTCCCGATATCGTGCAGCCCTCTCAGGCTTCGTAGGATCGATCTGATACTTGCGCCATGCTGCGACATGGATCACGCCTTCAGGATCTTCTACGAGCAGCCCCTTCTCAATCAGCTCAGGGATATGCTTCGCAACGCTTGCAGAAAGCACCGCCTTGAGGTGATCAAGATTCTCAAAGAGCCCCGGACGATCAGCCTCCTTTGCAGAGAGGATCACCGCCACAAACGCCCACCGAGCACCATCCTCAGAGAGGGTTGAGACCTTCGCATCGCGGGGCATCCCCACGTCAAACTTCGCCCACGGTCGTCCCTTCACTTCTTCTCCTCCTTCTCTTTCTTCGCCCATCCGCCGCCCTTATAGGTGACGGATGCTGCAGTCACCTGCAGTTGCATATACGGTCCACACTTCTCGCACCGGGGATTGATCGGGGTGAAGCCGACCTGCAGCCTCTCCTCAATCGCTTCGCAGGTGCTGCACCTGAAGACATAGACGGGGCTCATCGTCCCTGCTCCTTGAGGATCTGCGCACGAAGATCTTTGTACGTTTCCCCCTCAGGATCAACGATCTCAAAGATCTTTGCGACTCGCCCGAGGTGCTCGATATAGCAGTCAGCGCATAGACGCTGACCCCTGCCCTTATCAATCCTCAACTGCTCGGAGCCGCACCACTCGCACTCTCTCTTCTTACTCATTGAGCCCCCTCAGAGTCACCGCCAACCTCAGCAGCTCCTCCTCAAGTGCATCAATGGCACGAGTGAGGTGAGTGCCCTCACCGCTTACCACGGGCCCGTGATAAGTCGTCTCATCAATGAGGCTGACCTGATAGGCGATCACCTCATCGCCACGGTCGATCACTGCCTGAGGTGAGACTCCGAAAAGTTCCACGTAGGCTTGCTTCGCCTTGATCAGTCGGTCGTAGACCTCCTGAGAATATCCGCTGCGTGCCGTCATCGCTTCTTCTCCTGAGCGGCTTCCCATACCCGGGAAGGCTTCTCGATGCACCATCCCTTAGCAGTGCTCGGATCTTTAGCACCGCATGAGTAGAAGGCGTACGGTCCTTTCGCACTGACCCCTTCCCTCAGAATCCACGGGCGAGAGTGCTTCGGGCAAGCTTCGGGACTCTTCCCCTTCTCATCCTCAGCAAAGACCATCGCAAACTTGAGTGCATCCTCAGGTGAGAGAGCCTTCTCCTTATCAGCCACGACCTCCGTGACGGGCCCGTCCTGCACTTCAGGAGCAGCCCCTCTCTTTGAGAGCACCTCATCAGCGGACGCAACCTTCTTTGAGGGAAGTCCCGCTGCTACTAGTGCTCGCCCAATCGCTGAAGTCTCTGCGTTCTCAAGTTCAGCTCCTCGGGTGTAAGGAGTCGCACCGGGGATTGCGAGTCCCGAGTGCCCTACCCCTGAGGGAGTCACCTGATCCTGAGAGCGATACGCCTCAGCCCTCACGATGACCCGCTTCTCTGAGTGCTCAATCACTTGCGTCGTGATCCTGCCCTCAGGATACTTTTCGTACCATTGAGAGAGCCTCTCCGCTACCTCAACGTACCCTGAAAGATCGAAGCCTCCTGCCATGATCAGTCCTCCTCCTTCTCGTCGGCTGCTACGAGCAGTCCGACACTGCATCCCCCGAAACTAGCCTCAGGGATAGGCTTACGCCACTCACACGAAGTGCAGAAAGAAGTTGAGAATCCCACCTCCTCCTGACTGCTCCTCGTAAGAATCGCCTTCGTCGTCTTCACGTATTCCTCGGCAAGGAGCAGTGCATCGCCACTTGACGGGCCCGTGATCAGTTGATACCTCGGCTTCGCAGTTCGTGCGTAGGTGAGGTATCCCACCTCAGGCAACTCTCCGCCTGAGTGCAGAGTCCAAAGGTACGCATAGTAGGAGAGTTCGGCTGATCGCAGATCCTTCTCCGACTTTGCTCGGGCTGCAGCTTTGAGATCGACAATCAGCGTTCGCCCGTTCTCTCGGTGCTCCCCCGGAAAGATAAAGTCGGGAGTGCCGATCAACTCACCGACCCTCAGAGACTCACCGTCCATCCCCTGCAGGTAGCAGTGGCGGAAGTCTAGGATCGGAGCTTCATCAGTGCCCTCCCTCAGCACGTCCACCCTAAAGAGGCTGATTGCGTTGTCGAGTTGAGCCCTGAAGAGCCCCCAATCGATCCCATCCTGCGAATCCTTCTTCAGTGCATAGTCGTACCCGCTTGCGACGGCATCATCCTGAGTCCACTCCTGACCCTCACGAATCCTGATTGCGATATGCAGGATCGCCTCATCAAGTGCAGCTCCGAACGCAACCTTCTCAGGCACTCGCCACGGCACTCGTGCCCCATCCGGGAGACGCACCGTCTCGCTGAAGTATCCCTTTCGGTTGCAGAGTGCAGCCGAAGTGATCAGCGACTTACTGATCCCCTTACGTTTCGGATCGATCTCCTTTGAGATCATCATGCGAGCACCTCCTTGAGCAGGATGACTCCTGCAACTACGAGCACCATCAGGACGATGGTGACCTTCCCTCGACTACGGGCCCGTTCCATCCTCACGAACCTCTCATACCTCAATGCAGTGACTGCATCACGAGTCACCTGAGGAAAGTACGTGAGCACTTCAGGCTCACTCTTGCGATTGATCTTCACTTCACTCCTCCTTCACTCACCTTCACAAAAAACTCCGACCCCGGGCGATGCTGCGGTCGGAAGTACGAGTGGCACGGAGCAGGGAGGTGATCCCCCTGCTCAAGCCCTAGATCACTGCGGAGCCTTCGATACGCCTCCCCCCACTTCTCAGGGGAGATCGGCTCAGGGAGTCTCACGACAAGGTGAAAGCGTGGATCGGCTGAGGAGTGAGAGTAAGTCGAGTATGCGATCCACTCTCTCCCCTGAAGCCTTCCCTCAATCTCAGGAAGTGCAGTCCCTCCGTCATAGTCCACGACTAGTGCATTGACTGCGAGCACGTCAGCGTTCCTGCGCTTCCCCCCGGGGATCAAGGAGACGGGCGACCACAACGGGCCCGCTTCCTTATCCCTCTTCACCTCAGAGTGCTCCTGCAGCTCCTGCACGAGTGAGCCCCACGAGGTGACCTCCTGCACGGGTCGGGTGTCGTAAAGGCTGCGATACATGACTGCAACGCTGCTCATCGTCCCTCCCTCCGATCCTGAAACTCCTTTGCAGCATCAACCATTGCGATCACGATCTGCTCGTGCAGCCATCGGTTCGCCCTCAGGCTCACTGCGACTGCTCGCTCGGTTGCCTTATCAGTGAAGATCTCATTGATCTTCAGCGCAAGATCCACCTCAGCCTTCGGGTAGATCACGTAGGATGCCCCCGCTGCATCGAGGAGATCCATCGCCTCCCGGATCTTCTTATCCCCCTTCGCCATGATCAGTCCCTCCTATCTCGCCACTAGATCAGCTCCTGCCGTGAAGACCACGACAAGGAGAGCCCACATCAGCGGGAGCACGATGAGTGCCCCCACCGCTGCCTGAAGAAACTCCTTCAGGCTCATATCAATCAACTCCCTCACTTTGTGCACTCCTCTCTGAGATCCTTCCGACCCTTCACGGGCACGTAGCACTTGATGCAGATTGCGATGAGCCCTCCTGACTCATTGCGCACGACCTGCAGATACCCGTGACGGTCGCTGACCGGGCACGGCTTCACGAACTCAAGCTCCTTGACCTTCTCAGCCTTCATGACTTCTCCTCCTGATAACCATCGAACCACTGCCCGTGTTGAGCAGTTCGTCGCTTCCCGACTGCGGAAGTGCAGGTGCTGCTACTCGTCTCGGGAAGTCGGCACCACGCCTGAGCCTCCTCGAGGGTATGACCCCGGGAGATCACACGGGCCCGCTTGCCGCTTGCATACATCCTCACGATCTCGTACTTCTTCCCCACTTTCTCCTCCTCATCGATCTTCCCCACGTTGCAGCATCCGCAGCCGCAAGCCTCTCCGTAGGGCTCACATCCGCAACCCTCAGCGAGCAGCCTCACGCAACCGTGACGGTCGGCTCGGGCATCGTCGCACTCTGAGCAGTAAGTCTTCAGAGTGCCCGATGCGTTGTTGTCTGCGAGATACCACTCATCAGTGAGCACCTCACACTGAGTGCAGCTCCGCATCCCTGCGGCTGCGGCAAGAGTCCCCGTCATCAGTTCACCTCCTTGCAGTGAGCATTGAGTGCCACGACTACCTGAGCACGGGACTCAAACTCAAAGGAGGCTCCGCAGGAGCACTTTGAGTAGTAGGTCGGGCCCGTTTCGTGGGATCGCAGTGCGATTCCCGGGGAGCGGTGCGCAACGGGCATCGCAACCTCCTCCTGCAGGATCTCAGCCTTCGCAGTCGCCATCTCTGAGACCGTGCACTCGGCTGCAACAAGCTCAAGAGTCTGCAACTGAGATCGGGTGAGATCGTGCACAACAAGAAGCGGAGTCACCCCACGGATGCCCCCGAGCAGTTTCCCGTTATCAACCTTCCTCACCTTGAGCAGCGTGCCCTTATCAATGATCCCTGCATGAGTGATCAGTCTCTTTGTTGCCTTGAACGTGCCAAGTGTTCGCATCAGAGCACCTCCCCGTCGGCTCGCAGTTCGATGCGGTAGGCATCCTCAGCCTCAAACTCATCAAACTGCACGAGTACGGTTGCCCATGCACCACCGTCCTTCTGATCTGCAACCACGAAACCCTGATCCTCAGAGTTAGTTGCACAACCGTCTGCATCAAACTTGATGCGGAATACCTTCTGACCCTTCTTGAGTGCCTTCACTTTGAGCCTCCTCAGTTTCTTCACCGGGTACATCCCGGATCTGCAGTGCAGTATAGGGGTACATCAGTACCACTGCAAGAGGGTGTTGCAGAAAGAGGATTCTGAAGCGGAAAGGGAGGGTAAGCCCCTCCCCCGGGAGGATCGGGGGAGGGGCGGTGCCCGCCTCAGGGGAGGCTCCCGAGGGCGAGCGAAGCCTTAGTCTACGGGCCCGCTACCCGAGCCTGATGAGGTACTCCGCAGAGAGCCCTGACTCAGCCTGAAAGAGAAGCCACTGAGCGGGATCGCCTGATGCTGCGAGCCACTCCTGAGCGTAAGTGTTTGCGGACTCAATAGATCCTGAGCCGTAGGCGGTGATCTTCCCATCAGCTGCGACAAGGCGAGCGGGCGTGTGCCAATGCCCAAAGGCTGCATAGTCGAAGCGATCGATTGAGAGATTCCATCCTCCGAGTTTCTTACTCAGGGAATAAAACGGGAAGCCCATTGACGCTTTCAGTTGATCACCATGAAAGAGCATCCACTTCTTCGTGACTGCGCCAACGGTGATCGGCACGATCTCGTGCCAATGCCGCTCACCTTGAGTGTATGACTCACGCCAAGTCACTCGCTTCTCATCTTTGCAGATCATCGCTGCGGTTTTATATGCGATCGCATCAGCGTTTGACTCAGGGCGTGACGTGCCCCACCTGCCGATGCGCCCGTGATTCCCGATGACCCCGTTTACGTGCACCTTCTCGAAGTGCGATGCAAGAGACCTGATCAATCCCGCGAGCATCTCGGCGGTTGAGAATATCTGACCGTATAAACCTGAATCAATCAGGTGCGCTTGACCCGGGAAGATATCCTCCCCTTCTACAAAGTCGCCAAGAAGAAAGACGTGCACCTCACGCACGGGATGATCGGTGCGCTGAATCGCAACCAACTCCTCGACTTTCTTTGCGAGGAGCTTCACTCTTTGTGCAGCGACCTCCGTTGAGTAAGTCGGGGTGATCTTCCCCACCTGCCAATCGGCAAGAAGGAGGACGGCTTTCTCTTCCGCCTTCTTTCTCTTATCAGGCTTCGGCTGCGGCACGGGCTTGATGGTCATCCCTGCAGCCGCATCACGAGCAGCCCGATAGACTGCATCCGTGTATTCCTCCTCTGATCTCTTGATCTTCTCAAGTTGTCGGAGCACCCGAACGTGCGCAGCCTTCAGATCGTCGTAGGCTGCAGCATCCTTGACTGACTCAAGAGCCTTCTCAATCTCACTCATCGTGCATCCTCCTCACACTTGCACAATCCCCGGCGATGCCGATCAAGAGCCTCCCGACCGAAACTGACTCCGTAGGCTGACTTGATCGCCGTCGCGATTGTTGATGACGGGATGCGCTGCATCCCGGTTGTTGAGATCGCCTTCTTCAGCGATGCAGACTCATCAGAATCAAGAGACTTGATGAGCACTCCTACCGTGCACTTCGGGCCCGCTTGACTCTTCGGGAGTTCAGCGAGCACCTGATCGAATAGAGTCACGACTGCTCCTCCTATAACCTCCCCGAGATCTTCTCGGATCTTCGCAGTCTACGACTTCTGCAGCATCTCCGCTAGAGTGCCCGCTTCCCCTTAGGCGCAGCCTTCTCCGCCGCACGAGCAGCCTTAGCAGCTCCGACTCCGAACTTAGGATCGTCAGGATTGAGGGCACGCACGAGCACCTGCAGCATCGCCGCAAGCCCTGCGGAGGCGATCACCCTGAAGTCGCCTGCAGCGAAGTCAAGGATCGGGATGCCGAGCCCGAGCGCAACGGCGAGAGCCGTTGAGACTCCGACCCTCAGGCACTCAAGGATCGCCTCATCGATGCCCGTGTTGGCGATCATCCACTTGATCTTTCTCATCCCTGATTCTCCCTTCGTAGCAGCCTGACCCCGGGCGAACACTTGCGCCGCCTCATTGAGCCGTTGCGTCCACGGTACACGAGCGAAACCTGAGAAGGCATCCCTGATCTCATCCTCCTTGAACGCCGCCCGCTGAGGCTTCTTCTCAGGGGTAGGAGGGATCTGAGGCTGCACTGCAGGGTAAACGGGCTCAGAAGCCCGCAAAGGTGCCCGTACGGGCATCTCAGGAGCCTTTGGAGGGAGAGGGCTCGGCGTGGGATCAGGAGTCGGGAAGACCTTTCCCCTTGAGGGGTGCGTGATGATCAGGATTCTCTTCCACGGGGCGGGCTTGCCGTTTACCTTGTCGCCCTTAGTTGAGGCGATCTGCAGGAGTTCACGCTCAGTCACTGACCGGGCGAACTTCTCCTCACCCTTCCCACTCATCGTGGGATCAGCGAACACGAAGACGGCTGCATCAGGATCAAACCCTGCACTCGTCATATGACCGTAGCCCTTCTTCAGGTGAGCAGGATCAGTCTTCTCCCACCATCTCTCCCACCTCAAGTGCCACGAGGACTTGACCTGCTGCGGGTACCACGGGCCCGCTTGCACGTGAATCCCGAGGGCGGCACCTTCCCGGGCTGCACTCACTGCATCCTTCCACGACTTCGCCCATCGCACCTTCGCCCCTAGTTGCCGAGCGGTAAGGGCTAACAGAGAGAGGCTCGTTCCCCCATCATTGACTCCCTGCCGATCCACATATCCGAACGCCTTCTTTGCAGCTGCGACCCCATCAGCCGCAGAGAAGTCCACTGCATACCCGCTCGCCCACGAGACCGCAGCCGCGATTGAGACGGGCCCGCAGGAGTCAAGAATCGCACCCTTAGGACGGCGAGCCTCCTCATCGGCATCGAGTTGCGACTTGATCAGGAAGCGCATCAGGGCTGCATCGCATTGAGGAGGGCTGCAAGGAGCCCTGCGCCAAGTGCCGCACCGATCACCATGAGCCCGCCCTTGATCTTGTCGATATCAGAACGCACCTCATCAAGTTTCTTGGAGTGCGCATCAAGGCGATCAAGAATCGTATCAACCTGCGAACGAGTCATCGTTACTCCTCAACTCTTTCCTGAATCGCCCCGCAATGACTGCACGCAACCGATTCCCCGGATACATCCTGAGGGATACCTCCGCTCGGGCATCCCTCAAGGCTGCAGATCAGTTGCCACATGACTCTTCACCTCACCCTAGCGGCACGACGCTCATCTGCGTATACGCAAGACTGAGCGTGAGCCCGTTTGTTGTCTGAACCGTCCCGTAAAGTTTATACTTCCGCGCCGCTGCAGCATCCGCAGTCCAAACTTTCGTGAAAGCAACCGTTGCCCCACGCCCGGAAGTTCCAAAGTTATCAGCACGAGAGAAGCCAAGATCAACGATATTGACGTTTGATGAGTCTACGATATTAGATCTCACGAAGAGATACTGAATCACGGTCGTATTGAGAGATCCATACCCCGTGAGCGTGATCAAGAATCGCTGACCTACGTATGCAGGGGTGAACGAAACTTCTGCGTTCGTCAATGCATAATACGTTCCCGCGGTTGTGATTGTCGTTGAGTCCGAACTTCCGCCCCTATCGTATCCCGCCGTGGTCATTGAGGATTGATAAAGCGGGCCCGTGATCTTCAGTGCAGACTTATCAGCATCGCGGGAAACTGCTGCAGAAGGCACTCCTGATGATGCAAAGCCGACCGTCCCCCCATAGAGTTGCACGTCATCCTTGAGCGTCCCCCCGTCAAAGACTGCCGTTCCCATCTCAAACGTGAAGGATGCAGTTGCAGCCCCCGGGTTCGAAGTTCCTGCAACTAGACTCGATGCATCAAGGAATACGCGCTGCGTTGTATCGTTCACGCCATATGCAACGAAGGCGGGAGGATTCCGATACACGGAGAAGTCAAGAAGATCAATAAACTTCTCGGTCGCAACTGATCCGATACTTGCGTTCGTGAGGCTTACCTCAAGATACGCTGCACTTGATGGCGGGAGATATGCGATCGGCTCGCTCGGATAGGTGAACGTGCCCGCCCCAAAGTAGCCGAGCCACACGTCGTACCCTTCATTGACATTGACCGCCGTTCCGACTGAAGTCGTTCCGTCTGACCCGTAAAAAACTCCCTTGATTCCGAGCTTGCGAAGTGAGGTGTTGGCGGTTGCAGTTCCGAGTACGAGTGAAGTTGTGATGAGAAGCGAAGTATCCCTTCCTGCATTATTCCCAAGAAAAAACTTTCGGGATAGCGTTGCAGTTCCGCCCGTTGTCGCACCTGCACTTGCGACCGCACGCAGCTTATATCCTGAGGGGGTTGTCGAATCCTCAATGGACTGAAAGCCAACCGTCCCTGCACTTGATGATGCAAGTCGGGCGTGAGTGAAGTACGGGAGAGGATTGTCGTCAGAGATAAAGGATGCAGTGCCCGTCTCGTTGCTCGGAAGGCTGAAGTCGCCGTTTGCGACTCCGTAATAAGTTTCTCGGATCAATGCGGGCCCGCTGAGGATGGCACTTCCCCCGGTGCTATCCGTTCCGAGCAAGACGTTTCCGTCTGCATCCTGCAGTGAGCCCGTCGTGCCCTGCAGGACGAGGTTATCGGTGCCGTAGCTATTCGCCATCGTCTATCACTCTCCGAGGATGATCTCTCGGAGTCCTTTCTTTCTGAAGTCAAGCTCAAGATCAATCTTAGCGATTGAGGAGCCCGTCTCGAATCCGAGCGTGAGACTCTCAATCCTGAAGATCGTGCTATCAGGGATATCAAGCCCCGGGGCTGAAAGCATCACGTAGTCGCCTGCCGCAATAAACTTTCTCAGGGTGTAGGGGCTCCCTCCCGTGTATCCCTGCACGAACCCGTAGGAGTGATCAGGTGAAGAGACCTGATCAGGATCACCTCCCCTGATCGTGCAGGAGATTGTGCGCTTCGGTTTGTAGTTCAGGCTGAACGTAGCTCCCGTAAACTTATCAATAAAGTCGGCACGGTTTTCGTTGTTGAGACCCCTGAAGGATGCCAACTCAAAGAGAGCCTCACTCCTCGGGCCCGTCCGCGCATATGCAGTCCCCGGACCGTACGGGGCTGCAGATCCTGCAGTCCGCACATAAGGATCGACGGTGTTGCCCGTTGTATATGCACCTGAGGTAGCCGTGCCCCGACCTCGATCAAGGAGTGAATCGTAGGATGCAGCCTGAGTCACGATCCGATCAACCACGCTATCGTGATCAAGGGAAACGGTGATCGCATCAGCGTAGACGGTGGTGCGCACTGAGCTTGATCCCACGCTCGGAGTCCCTGAGGTGATAATCGCAAACGGTGCCGTCGGGCTTGCAGGTGCAGTGCCCGTCTTCCCATAGTTCAGGCGGCCCGTTGCATCCACAAAGTATCTGCGAATCACTCCGTCAAGCCCTTCTGCAAGTCCCTTGATTGTATCGAGGACTGACTGCAGAGACTGAACGTCAATGCGCTGCTTTCCGATTGTGGTAGCCGAGCCGATCCACGTAGGCGTGAGGCTTGCATCAAAGATCAACTTCGTCGCAGCATCCTCAGTGTAGGAGCCGCCACTCTTGCCGTTCACGTAGGTGAGCACCTCAGCGATGATGCCCTGATCAGTTGCACTCGTTGAGTAGAAGGCTCCTACGTTTTGTCGGGTGCTCCCGATCTTCCCTTTGCGCACGATGATCTTCTCAAGAAAGGAAGTTGGATCGGTTGCACTCACCGTTGCCCTAGTACCGACCCCGTTGGGAAGGAGATCCACATCGACTGAGGTGATATAGCCCATTGCGATTGCGGTTGAGCCCGAGTACCGGGTATCAAGGATGCGCACTCGTGCGTTGTCGCTCAGTGTTGAGGTAGACCACCACGGCGTGCCGCCACTTGAGAGAGGCTGCATGACCTCAAAGGAGATTGATGCTCCTCCCCCGTTTGCAGCTTGAGAGACCGTGAGCGTTTCAGGGAGTACGAAGGGAGTTCCTGACTGAGCATAGGTCGGGAGACTGAGAAGATTCGCCCCTCCGTTCACCCCGTCGATGCGCAACTCCCACGGAAACGCCATGAGTTATCTCGATCCGCGAGGAGTTGTCGTGACCTGCTTCGCAACTACGGGGATGACTGCATCCGCAACACGATCAGCTCCGACGTAGACGTTCACGGGAGGAGCACCATAGCGGGCACTCATCGGGTTTGCACTTGAGCCCGTCCCCGGTGCAACGGGCTGAGAGGTTGTCGTGAAGCCGACTGCGTTGCCGACTGCACCTGCTACTCCTGAGACTACTCCTGCAACTGCCTTGATGATGAAGCCGATCGGTGAGTCCATGATCGCCTTCCCGATGCTGATCACTGCATCAATCGCCGTGCCAATAGCACCGATGATATTCCCGAGAATCTTCCCCACGAACCCGAGCAAGTTGCCGATCGCCCCGACTGCGGTCGCAAGCGGGCCCGTCCCATCGCCCCATAGAATCCCAACGAGTTCGCCAATCTTTGCACCCGTCTTTCCCACTGCATCAAAGATCTGCCCGAAGACGGGGATCAGGTTCGCAATAATCGGCCCGACTACCTTCATGACTGAATCAATCACACCGCCCGGGGCGGTCAGTTTATTGACGAAGCCGACGATTCCGGGGATCACCTTCTCAAAGAGAAACTTCCCAATCGTGAGGAGGATCGGTGCCAACTTCCCTGCAAGTGCACCTACTCCCTTGAGCACGCCTGAGATCATCCCCTTATTCTCGGTGATGAATCCCTTGACTGCATCGACAACGGTGCGCAGCACCGGGAGGACGTTATCTCGGAACGCCTTCACGAGATCATGCACAATCGGGATCAAGGTATACCCGATCTCTTCTCCCATCTCAGAGAGCGTGATCTGCAGTGATTCCATTGATCCTGCAGTCGTCTCAGAATACGCTTGAGCCGAGCCTCCGAACTTTGCGTTGATACCTGCAAGGGCTTCCGTCCCCTTTGCACCCTTCTTCAGTTGCACTCCCATCTTCTGAAGTGCAGTCGTATTCCCTACGAACGCCTTCCCGACGATGGTAGTAGCAGTTCCGAGATCGATATTCTTAGCGCGTGCAAGATCCTGAGCTGCAGAGAGGATCTTCTGAGCCTCAGTAAAGTTCTTCGTAAACTGCGTCGCAGTTCCGAGACTCTCGCGGATCTGATCATCGGTGAAGGCTAGGTCGGCACCCTTTGTGATCAGTGCATCAACGGCGGCAAGATTCTCAACGGTTGCAAGTTTGCGCTGCTTTAGCACTGCGACTAGTCGAGCGTTCGCCTTCTCATCCTCAATCGCCCCCTTTGCAAAGGCAACGGCTGCAGCGGTTGCACCTGCAGCGAGCCCGATGAGCCCTGCTCCGATTCCGAGGAGGCCCGTCTTTAGTTTGCTGCCCACACTTGAGGAGACTTTCCCGAGTACGCCGATAGTCTTCGTGAGTCCACGTACCGTCTTTGAGGCGGCATCTTTCGCCAAGAAAGCAAACGTGACCTGAGCACTAGCACCCGCCATGACTTATGACCTCACTTCAGCTTCGGGAGTTTGATGCGCCCCTTCTTCGGGATGCCGTTCTGAATAATAGCGGTCAGAGTCATGCTGAAAGTGTCGAGTGCAAGTTGAGCGTTTTTACTTACTGCATCAGTCACGAAGGGGCGACCCGGGACGGCTGCCTTACGAGTCACTGACTTTGCGAAGACGGGAGTGCCGTCTGACCCGAAGAAGCGCAAGACCTTCCCACGCTTAGGGCGGATCTCATAGGGCACTCGTGAAGTCCCTGAGGTGACCATCCATCGGTAGTACGCACCCTTGATATCTTCACGAGTACGCCCCGGGCGAATCCCCACGTAGGCTCCGGGCTTATCCCTCATCACGGGTTGAGCCCACACTGCCCGTCTGATTCGGTTGCCACTGCCGCCGTCTGATCGTGACTTTCTCGTCGGAGCTGCAGCCTTGACGGGCTTCACCATCGCCTTCGCAGTTGCGTTTGAGGCGGCTTGCAGTGCCTTATCAAGTCTCTTCTCATCGAACCCTGCAGCGAGTGCAAGGCTCAGTGAAGAGATCTCTGAGATTGTCTTCTTACTGATCTCAATATCAACCCGCGACTTAGCCGCCATACTTTCCGCCCTTCTGCGTATTGAGATCTGAGAGGATGGTCGTCCACTTGAGCACGTCACTCAGATCCTGATCAAGGATAACGGACGGCATCACGCCAAACTTCTCTGCGAGTATGACTGCGAGCACTTCTGCGGGAGGCTTCACGTTGGGATGCCCGAGGGCGATCCGTTGAGCCGCCCGCCTTATGCGGAAGGGAGTGCTCCCTTTAGTGCCCCCCACTTTGTGAGCAGTTGATCGATCGCATCATCCGGGGCGAGCGTAGGATCATCAAGGACTTTCTCGACCCCTACCTCTTCCCTGAAGTTGTGCGCCACGATCAGGGACTTGATCGCATCAACACGATCCTGCGGTGAGTCCGACTCAAGCTGCACTGCCATCCTGAACGGCACGTGCAACTTCATCTCAGCCCACCATCCCTCAAACGGGCCCGTCAGATCGATCTTGACCTTACGGTCGGCGCGAATCTCAGTCATGACTCCTCCTTCTATTGTGCGGGACCCGAACTTACGGGATCGCGTTGATTGTATTCGTGACCGTCACGATGATGACCTTCTGAGTCGTAGGATCAAGGGCGAGAGTCCCCGTCACCGACATCGTGGTCAGTCCGTCTTCTTCCCCGGCGATCGGCTGCACATCCGAGACGATCATTGAGAGATAGATCGCGGCTGAATACGTGCCATCAGTCCACGCCAACTTCACAAACTTCTGCGAGCCGAGTGACTGATACCACGTAGAAGAGGCTGCAGCGTTTGACTGAACCGTCAGGGAAAGTTCACCACCGAAGCGGCCCGACTCAGCATGAGTTGAGAAGACTTCCGTTCCTGCGAGATAAGCCTGACGCTCGATACCCGTATCAACCTGCAGTGAGAAGTCGAGCACGTAGTTTGTGCTCGTGTAGGTTGTCGCAGTTCCGAGAGCCGTTCCCACGGCTGCAGTCCATAGGCGACCACTCATGAAGCGCGAAGTTGGGATCGCGGTCGCAGCTGCAACCGTTGCCGTACTCTCCGCAATATTCTGCGCAAAGAGTTCAGCCGAGAGAGAGGTGAGACCATCCCGGGCGGCGGCGATCGTGAGTGAAGTTGGAAGACAATAGTTCAGAAGATAGGCGTTCCCGCCACCTGCAGTGCCACCGAACGCATCCATCGATACAAAGGAGAAAGACCGGGGCGAGTTCGCTGCAGTTCCCATCGCCCAATCGAAAGACCATGAGTACGGTGCTGCAGTCCCTGATGCAGTTCCACCGTTCGCCATCCCGAGCCACACTGCAAGTTCGTCCACGCTTACTGCAGGGACTGAGACTGAGAGAGTCGGCTCAACCGAGATCAAGGTTGCGGTAGTTGCGACGATTGAGTTGCGATAAGCGACTGATCGCTCCTCGCCTAGATCCCACGTCTTGCCGATGCTGATGAGTCCCGTAGGCTCAACAAGAAACTTACGCCCGCCTGAGGAGAAGTTCGCAGAAGTACCTGCGGTGCCTTCGGCCTTACCGACGAGAGTGGTAAAGAGAATATTCCCTGAGTTTGCAAGCGGCACTTTTTATCTCCTTATGCGCTAGGGGCGATTGCTTCGATCCCGGTGACTTCTATCGTAGCGGAAACGGTGATCCACGGGGCATCCCCATACTCACTCGAGCCGATTGAGGTGCTCGTCACTGAGGCTTGAGATACTCCGTCTGCGGAGTCTAGTAGCACCCCGTCAATGAAGGCATCGCGCATCCACGTGCGGAAGGCTGCAACGCGGGCGAGTTGGCGGGAGTAGTCCACCTGAGGAAGATAAAGGACCGCTTCTACGGTGAGAGTCACCTGCCGATTCGCAGCCCCGTACCTGATTGAGTCTCCCTGAGGGTAAAGAGTGATGATCGGAGAGGTTGCGATCCCGTCAGGAGGGTAGGCGAAGACTGCCTTGATCGTCTCCCCGGTCGGTGCAGTTCGGGCCCGAAGATGAGCTGCGATTGCATCAAGGATGACGGTATCTGAGAAAGGCATCAGACCGCCTCACGAGGGACTCGATACGGTCGCAGCATCGCTTCCACGTCAGGATCAAGGCGAGCAAGAAGTCGCACGATTCCGCCCTCAGGAGATCCTGCCACGCCGTAGGGAGACTGCCGACGAGCAAAGATTCTGACTGACTGCAGGAGTGTTGCAGCCTTCACGGGCTCAGGCACTGCAGACCATCCACGGGTGCCGACTACCTTGACTCCTTCAGTGACCCCAAACGGGAGAGAGTTCGCAGCGAAGGAGGTGATCTGAATCGCGGTAAACGGGGCACCGCGCATATCTTGATTGTAGGTGAGGCGATAGTCCGTCGTGCCGTTGAGGGCGACCGTAGGAGTGCCCGTATTGTTTTCGTCGATCATCACGCTTGAGACTGCCGACCAATCGCCAATCGGCAAGAAGAGATAGTCGTTCGCAGTAAAGAGCACCGTGCCCCCGGTGCTATAGAAGAAGCGGCCCGTATAGTCGTCTACCTGCCGAGAGACTGCAGAGACTGCCGCCTCAATCTCAGCCGTATCAGGGGTGAGCACTGCAGTTCCAAGACCGAGGGCGTTCTGCACATCGGCTGCAGTCGTGTATCCGTTTACGATTGCCATGATGACTCCTTCTACTTCGGGCCCGTCAGGATCTTAGCGGGTGAATCCTGCGTGGATGCGCCCGCTAAGTCTATCGGCTTGCGGATCTTCTAGGATCACTGACTCCCACGCAGGGACTTTAGCGCGCGACTCTTGATCACCGCAGTCGTGCCATCCCCTGACTCTTACATGGTAAAGACCTGACTCGGAGTGATACGCATTGAGCAGCCTGAAGAATCCAACCTCCTTCTCCCCGTCGAAGGCGGCATCGCTGAAGGCTTGAGTGATCCCCTTGATCAGTGCAGGGTGATCACTGAACCCGTAGACCCCGACGCAGACTTCTACCTGCGGAACGCCCCGGACGAAGAATCCTGAGAGCTCAGGTAGATCCCACCTGCGAGCAGGGGCGGCGGCAACGCCTACAAAGTCGCGGGGGCTCAGGGGCTGAGGAGGGAGAAGGGTATCTGCAAAGAGCACGACCAAAGGCTCAGGATCAGGATACGCCCTGAGATAGGCGGCAAGTGCCCCCACGGGCCCGTCAAAGTCCCCGTGCCCGACTACCCGATCAGCCCACGGTGCACTGAGGGCGATAAGCCCTGCATCCTGAGGCGTGGTCACGATCGCCACCTGATGCCCATCAGCGAAGCGGCGGTGCCACTCAAGGACGGGGAGACCTCCTGCAGTCAGCGTGAGCTTATTGATTCCACCGAGACGTGAAGCCTTCCCTGCAGAGAGGATCAGGATTCTAGGCTTCATGGTCGGGACTCATGCTGCCAATCGGCATTGAGTCGATACTTCCACGTTTTCTCAGGAACGCAGACAAAGCGTGCGCCCGTATCAAGTGCCCTGATCCAAAGTCGCCAATCGTAGCCCTTCTCGTTCGCCCATCCGCCCAACTCAAGAATAAGATCGGTGCGGATCAAGGCGTTATGACTCACGATCGACATCCTTCGGAGAAGCCCTGCATCAAAGGGTCGGTTATAAAGATCGAAGTGAGCATCCCCGAGCACTTCGCAGTGCGAGTAGACCACATCGGCACCGTCTGCATGAGCGAGCAGCCTCTCAAGGTGATCAGGCTTGAGCACGTCATCATCATCAAGAACGTGAGTCCACTTCGTCTCAACTGCGGAGGCGAGAATATTGCGCGGTCGCCATCCTCCCCTGAGCTGATAATCAACGGCGATCAAGTGATCTGCAGGAGTGACCGTCTGAGCCTTGACCGATGCAACCGCCTCAGCGAGCAGGTGCTCACGACCGGGGATCGTCCCCGTAATGAAGGTCACGTCTTTCACTTGACCCTCCTGAGGGCTGCCCGTCGCTGCTCACGGTTAGGGTTGAGCGGGCCCGTCTTACTCTCCCTGATGATCTCAGCGAAGCGAGTGAGGGCGGGCTGCCAATACTCCCTGAAGACATGATCCGTCTCGTAGCCCTGAGCCTTGATGATCGCCTTCTCTCTTTCCTGACCTGACCTGACTGCATCGCCCTTCAGTGCGAAGGACTCCTCAAGGGCTGAGATAATCGCCTCAACGTTGGGCACTTTCCACCATCCACCCTGCAGGTGATCGTACTCAACCTGCCCCGGGATGATCCACCCGCTGCCGATCAGTTCAGGTTGAGCCGTCCACTCCGTCACAATCGCTGAGACTCCGCACGATTGCGCCTCGATTACGGGGATTCCGAAGCCCTCGCCTCGTGAAGTTGCAAGTAAGACATCGGCTGACCGATAAAGAGCTGCGACCGTCTCAGAGTCAATCCCCATACGGTACTCGTACTGCGGCACTACCCTGACCCGATCAGTCGGAGCCTTGACCGCCTCAAGAAGTCGATCAAGCGGAACGCCGTTCGCCATGCCTGAAGCGTCTGAGTGAATATAAAGATACGCCTCAGGATGCCGATGCGCAAAGGCCGACCATGCACTCAACATCTCGCCCCAACACTTACGCACGGGCGTATTGCCCTTATTCGCTGCGTTGATCATGGTGAGGTGAGCGTCCTGAGGCACGAGCATCTTCTCGCGCATATCTGATCCCTCAGGAGTGAAGATCTTTCGTGAGATTGAGTGCGGTGCATATAGCACTCGATCCTCACTGAAGCCCGCCTTTATAAACTCACCTCGACCATGCTGACTCATGGCGAGAGGGATCTTCAGCCCCGGTCGCCTAAAAAACTCAGAGACTCCCTGAGGAAGAGGAGAGTGATCAACGGGCGCATACGCAAGAATCGGAAACTGATCAAGAGCTGCGTTTCGTGCATAGACCCACGCATCGAAGAGAATCACGGCGAAACCTTGATCATCGCCCTTGATCCAAGAATCAATCTGACCGGGTAAGACATCGTTAGAATATCCGTCAATCCCTGAAGGAAAGACGGGGATATCTTCCCACGTGATTGTGCTACCACCGAGCCCGTAGTTTGCAGCGATCGCCACCTCATGCCCCTGAGCCTTGAGGCGCGGCACGATCTCCTTCGTCACGGCTCCGTATCCCGTGCCACACCACGGCGCGTTTGATGACCACAAGATCTTCGGCATCAATCCCTCCCACTCCTTCTCATAAAAAGCACGAAGCCCGCCCGGGGTATTCCCCGAGCGGGCCCGTGCCCAAAGTCTAGCGGACTAGACCCTGATCGTCTAGGAGTTAGCCGAGACGAGGATGCGACCCGCCTTCGTATCAGGCAACTGCCCGTCGAAGTTGTAGATCGATCGGATACCGATTGAGTTCAGCTCGAAGTAACGCTCCGCCGAGGTAGCGACTTCGACTGATCCCTGCTCACGGATGAAGTAGGAAGGCTCATGGATGAGCACGACCGACTTCGACGCGGAGCCCACTGCCGCCATATGCACGTTCTCACGAACAACCTGCCCAAGAATAGTCTCAGGCTGACCGACCGCGAGTGAAGGCTGCAGGAGATACTCACCCTGCGACGTCTTCAGCTTGCGGATCTTTGCGATTGCAGTGTTCGATACGTGCCATGCCGTCTCAGGGCGACGATACTCTGCAGCGAGTGCATAGTACGCCGTGATGAGATCGTCAGCATCAAAGAACGCCGAGCCCGCAGCGGTTGAGAGAGCACCTGCAGTGTTCAGTGCAGTCACGAAGCCGTTAGGCTGAACCGTGCCCGTACCAAGTGCGCATGCGCTACCCGCAACGTAAGCGATCTGACGGCCCGCGAGTACGCCAACGTTTGCGGCGATATCGAAGCCCGCCGAATCAACCAACTGACGGCTAACAAGAGTCAGGCTCGCAAGCGCGTTTGCGCCAAGAGTCACGCTCGTGTAGACCGGATCGGCTGCGGTGATCGTCCCGCCCTGCGAAACGAAAGCGGCTGCAGGAGCAGTGCCCGCAGCGACGGGCACGGTGATATTGCGAGCGTCTGCAGTGCGAACCTTTGTCGCACCTGCATAGATCGGGTTGCCCGCGACCAACTGCTCGACGATGAAGTCTGCAAAGGTGACGGGCGTTGTCGCCGTCGCCGTTGCAAGTGCTCGCATCTCGAAGTTAGCCGAACGAGTTTCACCCTTGAGCACTGCACGGAGAAGATCCGCCTCAGTGTCGCCCTTCTTAGGAGCAGCGATCTCAAGATCCCCGGTCAGAGTGGCGAGACGAGCGTTGCGCTCCTCACCCTTCTGCAGGTCATCAATCTTCGCAAGCTTAGAAGCCATCGCCTCAGAAGCCTTCGCGTACGAGACTTCCTCTTCGGCACTCATCTCACGCTTCTCATCGGCGGCGCGCTCAACAAGAGCCTTCGCAGCCTCAAAGTCGCGGCGATATGAGTCGTGCAACTTATTGATAAGTTCAGACATCGTGTATCTCCTTACTTTCTTTTTTTGATTGATTGATCACCATCTCGGCGGTGCGATCCGGCGGTGCTTTCGCCCTCAGCGGATACGCCCTAAGCGTTCAGGTGCGTTTACCTTAGCGCGAGCCGAGCGAGTGCGAGTTGCTTCTCCCGCACTGACCGTGGTACACCTGCAACGCAGCTGCACTCAGTCTTTCGTGCGGACTCTTCCTGAAGTTCGTCGGGCCCGTCAATGACTCCGCCCGGGACTTCCTCAGGCATCGGCTCCTCAGGCATTGGCTGAGTAGGCTCCTCAGGATGATCCTCACCTGACTCCTCCTCAATCTCAACGGTCGTTGAGATTGTGACCGTCTTCGACATGGCACGCAGAAGAAGAGAAGCCTTCTCCTCATCAATCTCACCCGCGAGCAGGGCTGAGACCGCATCCCTGAGATCTTCAGCTCCGACCCCCGTCTCGTCAGAAAGTGATCGCACGGCGACAAGGGAAAGAGTCCCGGGGTAGTAGGGCTGATGCCCCGTAAGGGCTGAGACCTCAACGAGTTTCACGTCCCTGAGTTCACGGACTCCTTCTGAGTTCACTCGGTTCGCCTTTGTTGAGTAGAAGCCGAACGACATCCCGAGCGATCGCCCCATCGTGCGAACAATCTCTGCAAGATCTCGATGATAACTCACCTCAGGATTGAGGCGAATACGGGCCCGCAATCCCTCCTGCGTATCTTCTAGTTCGAGGGTGCCCGTCTTCGTGGTGCCGAGAAGCTTCTCAGGATTGTGATCAGCGTATGCACGCACGTCCCACTCACCACGGGATGCAGCGGCAAGGGATCGGGAGAAGGCTCCGGGCTTGATCACTTCAGGGACGGTTCCCTCACCTGATGGGGAGTCATAAAGTGCAGCCATACCCTCAAAGGTATAGCCGTCTTCACCGACTGCACGCAACTCCGCTGATGCCTTACGAAACTCGATGCCCATAGTCTCCCCTTCACTTCTCTCCGAATCATCGGAGGCTTCTTTGATGATAGCGGCTGCCCACGTCATACCCGCGTCGCCTCCCCACAACGCCCATGCGATCCGACCTGCAGAAGGGTATCCGTCCTCACCCTGACTGAATCCCTGACCCTCTTTATCAACTTCGTGACGTGCGAAGTAGGAGTGCATCCGCCTGACCGTATCGATCGGGAGTCTCTTGCCTGAGGAGATATCACGGGCCCGTGCAACTCCTACGAGCGTGCCCCCGCGCCCAAACTCTCTCCGCCACTCAAGACCACGATCGGCTTCTTCTCGCATCGCCTGAGTAGGCTCGTATCCGTCAGGATTGACTGCACGATCTTCCTCCTGCTCGGCTGCCTGAAGTGCAGCGAGATGACCTGCAGCCTCATCAAACTCTTCTGCAGGATGGCATCCCCCGGGGACGATCTCTTTCGTGCCGTCAGGTGAGACCTTCACGACTGCATAATCGCAGCCGTCAAAGTCTTTCTCAAGATCGTACGGCATCAGGGATTCGGAGCAGTGATAAGAAGATCAATCGTAGCCGTTCCACTTGCAGTCACTGCATAAAGAGAATCTCCTGCATAGATTCTAACCGTTGCGGTTGAGTTGTTGTTGATCTGCAAACCGTTAGCCGTAGTGACCCCTGCTCCTCCAACTTGAATCGCTCCGCCTGAGTGATTGTGAATAAAGACCTCGGCAACGCTTGAACGGTTAGCGTAGATGAGCGTCGCCGTTGTTCCGCAGGTTGCGTTCAGAGAGAGGATGCTCATCAGAGACCTGAGATCTTCTTCGCTTCTGCAGGATCAACTCCTGAAGAGATCAAGAGTGAATAGACCTCGGCCCGTTGTCGAGTTGAGGCGAGTGCAGCATCGGCTTCGTTGAGAGGTTGTCGCAAGGAGTTCACGTTCTCCTCATCAATAGGTGAGAGATCTTCTAGGCGGCGCACCTCAGCGACGGTCAGATATCCCGCCGAGAGTCCCGTGCGATACGCCTCGGCTCGTGCCTGAGTTGATCCCCTGAGGAGTGAATCCATCGTGAACCGAACGAAGGCTTCAGGGCGCGGGAGGAGTGTTGAGAGTGCACGCTCAATCTTCTCAGTAAGAGGGCGAAGGGTGAAACGCACGAAGTCGTCCGACAACTGCTCAACGGATGCGTACGACATTGCCCCCGGAGTCGTGACTGCTAGAAGTGCAGGAGGGACGCGGAAGATACGTGCGATCTCATTGACGGTAAACTCGCGGGAGGAGAGAAGCTGCGCATCCTCAGGGCGGAAGGAGAGAGGCTTGAACGTTGCCCCGCCTGAGAGTACCCCGGGCGTATGCACGTTATCTCCCGTGTGATGGCGCAACCATCCCTCCTTGAGGGATCGAGCCTGATCAGGAGTCAAAGGATCAGGAGTCTCAATGATTCCCGTTGGCGTTGAGCCCGTAGCGAAAAACCTTCCTGCGTAATCCTCAAGAGTGAGCCCGAGTCCGATTGTATTCCGAAGAGCCTCAATAGGGTTGATCCCATAATCTCGCCCGGGCGGTCGAATCAATGGGATATGCAGGATCTCATCGGGCCCGTACTCAGTGCCTTCAGTCTGCGCCATTGACCGCACGACATATCGCACCGTCCGACCGTCACGACGAATCGTGACATGGCGCGGATCAAGTGCACGAATCTCAAGGACTTCACCGTCTTGATCGCGGGGAGTGTAAAGGTACCCGTTGCCGTTGAGGTACATCGCGGCGACAAGCTGAGCGATCACCTGATTGATGCCGACCGTAGGCTCGCCGGGCTGAGGCGTGGTCATCCAAGAAGGCTTCGCACCATCAGGTCGATAAGGGAGACGCACCCCGTTGTCTCGGTAGTACGCATCAATCGGGAAAGTTGAGGTGAGGTCAGCGAGTAAGGTCACGCAAGCCCAAGCCGTTGAGAGCCCCATCGTCGTAGTCTCATCAACTCGACTGATCGTGTAGTTCGGGACCCGATCAAAGGAGGTCGGGATCAACCCGAGCCCCGTGAGGTTGCGCTGCTCCTGACTCCCAAGAATACGGCGGATGATGCTCACTTCTTACCTCTCGAATATCCGATGGCGATGAGAGAGATCCCGATGAGCCCCACGATCGTTGCAGGGTGCACGAGATATGCGGCGAAGAGTAGCATGATGACCCCTGCTACTTCGAGGATCGTTGAGATCATAGGCTCACAAACTCCACGCTACGTGGCGGTTTCTCCGCCTCGCTCGCATGATAGCGTGCCCGATCAAGTGCCATCACGGCGCACACCGCTAAGTCAATCTTTCTCGGAGATCCCCGGTGCTCCTTCACGAGTCGGGGCCCGAAGCGATCCACCTTGACGGCTGCGTTTGAGAGGTGACGGGTGAGGGATGCAGTGAGCACGGGCTCACCTCCCCACTTGATCTCATCCTGAGTCACGGCTTCGTAGAATCTCTGCGATGCCGCAACCATGCGGGACGGGGATTGAGGGTAGTGCACGACGGGAAGTCCCTCCTTCTCAAAGAGCTCAAGGGATCGTGCCCACCTGAACGGGTCGGCTGCAAGTTCGAGCACCTCGTACTTCTTTGCGATCTCAAGGACTGCCGCCTCAACCTCTCCGATATCGACCTTCCACTGATGATCCCCGATGGGCTTCTCAAAGTTGAGTACGGGCTCAAGGTGACCGTCAAGGGTGCAAGCGACGACTGAGGTGCAGTCGCCATCATAGGAGCCGTCGAAGGCGAGCACGACCTTCTCACCTTTCTCAATCTTGCGCGGTGCATCAAGCCGCTCCCATGATCCGGGCGGAAGCCATGAGGTCGCAGTGCTAGTCCATCGGTTGAGACGCTTTGTCTCGTACTCCTCCCGAACGATTGATCTCCTCGCAGCTGCAAAGTCTTCAGGATCAAGGAAGTCGCCGTATGCAGGATTCGCCACACGAGCCGCCTCGTCAGAATCCCACGCAACATCCTCAGGAGCAGTGAAGTATCTGAAGTAGAAGGAGTCGTCAGAGATCTCTCCTGCGTTGAGTCTCATCCCATACTGAAAGAGTTTATAGGCGAGAGAGTCCTGACCTCGTGCATCAGTCTTCGATCCGCAGGTTGAGATCCCGAGCACGAGTGGATTCTTGCGAGCACCCGAACCGAGATTGACGGTAGACCATAGGCGGTCATCAGGCTGCACGTGCACTTCATCAAAGATCACCGTTGAGAAGTTATATCCCTCAGCACGAGATGCATCAGCCGACAACACCCTCAACACTGACCCCGTTTCAGGGTACTCAATCACGTCTCGTAGGACGTGCAACTTGCGAGAGAGAATAGGATCAAGTTCGATCATGCGAGCGCACTCTCGGAAGATAATCCGCGCTTGAGCACGATCACCTGCGACGACTGCAACTTCTGCACCGATCTCAGTGAAGAGAGAATATAGTGCGATCCCTGAGGCGAGCAAACTCTTGCCGTTCTTGCGGGGCATGAGAAGAAGCCCTCGCCGATGCTTTCGCTTGCCGTCCTCTCTGATGGTGAAGATCTCATCAAGGATCTCCCGCTGCCACGGGCGAAGTGAGATCAGTGCCCCTGCACCGTCACCTTTCGACAACCTGCAGAAGGACTCAATAAACTCTGCAACGATTCCGCCTTCAGTGGACGGGCCCGACTTAGGCGCGTCGGGCTGCTCGGATGAGCTGATCGAGTTTCGCCGTTGCCGAGTTCGCCGTGGCATCAATCTCTCCCTTCAGCCCAACACGGGCGGCGGGCGTGAGCCCTAACTCCCGGGCGTACTTCTTCACCGAGTCTGCGTTATCCCGCACGATCTGATGCAGCGGACTCTTCACGTATTCTCCTCCCCGCCCCTTGAGAAGCGGGCCCGTCTTGGCGAGCATAGACTCCGCCTCAACATAGCGCACGTAGGCTTCACAATAAAGGCGCAAGATATCCCGGTCGGCTGCAGTGAGCACGCCCGTCTGACCGAGCGAATCGACTACCCGATCCCACACGATGCGAGCCTCAGGGCGCAAGTCTTCAGGAGCAGTCAGCGGGCCGCCGCCCGGGATAGGCTCCGCATAGTTGATCACTGAGGGGCGAGTCTCTCCTGCAAGAAGTCTCAACCTCGTCGGCTTCGGCTGCGGTCCCCTAGTCCCCATTGATCAAACTCCCGTCAAGTTTCATGAGCTTCAGTCCGTAGTCGTTCACCTTATCAGGCACGATCACGTCCTTCTTTCTCCTGAGTTTATTCTTGCGAAAGGGCGTGTAGTCTACGTAATGATGCCAACGACTAAACTTCCACGTAAGAGTCGCCACGTCAGGGTGCATACGCACGAGCATCTTTGACTTCGGAAGCGTGCCCTCCTTCAGATAAAACTCATCCGTATTCCCGCCGCGCACGGTTTGAGTGCCGACTTTCTTCTGCAGGAAAGCGTTGAACTGCACCGTGCACCATCCGTCCTTGAGCATCCTGAGCGAGAGATCCGTATCCTCGTTGTATCTCCCGCGCCATCGATACGGCACGTCATTGCGGATCAAGTTGCAGGAATATATTCGCGTATTGAGCACGAAGGGAGGATGAACCTGACGGCGTGCTACGAACATCTCGTATTGCGGGCCCGCCATACCGACGTTCTCATATCTCTCTGCAAAGTCTTCCATCGCTGCAAACGCAGCACCATCAAGGACGGGCACGGTTAGGTTTCGGTTGAACCGATAGAAGTGGCGGATATTGTCGTCCATCACCCAATGCATCAATGCACCCTGAGCGATTGAGTGATCCCATGCAAAGTTTCGTGCAGCTCCCGGACCGACACTCTTCGTGAGCCCTAACTCGTCGCAAGTTTCGTACTGCTCCTGATACTTCTTATCAAGGATCAGCAGCGTTGCATAGGGCTCAAGGGTTGAGCGGTACTGCTCGTACTCCTGCTCCTCGACCACGATGAAGTGATTGACCTTCATGCGTGAAAGGCATATCGAAGTCAGGCGAGAATCCCATCTCCCCTTTGAGACGATATAGATCGGATGCTTATTCTGCATCGCTTTCGTACTTCATCGACATATGAGAGATCCGCTCCTGCTTCGGGTACCATATCGCCTTCGCCTT